CGAATAGGACCGGTCCCGACATCAGAGAATGGCGACAGGCCCGCGCGCTGAATGTGGGTTACGCCGTCAAACTGGTTCGTCTCGTCTTTCTCGACAAGATAGTTCACGACGCGAACCTGCGGCATCCATGCCGTTTTACGGCGCTTGCTGGAGAGTCCGAGGGGAAGTTGAGGCATGATCCGTCCGCGCGACCGTTACCTGAGCTTATACTAAACGCACAGCGCATAAGCAAATGTTAGGACGCAGACAAGGAAAAGCCCACCGAGCGGAGATGAGGGAACACCCGGTGGGCTGATCGGCCTTACAGACCGTGCGCGCTAATCGGAGGAGAAACGGCGCTGCACAAAAGGATAGTGCGTTAAGCGGTGAGCGGCGTCAATGGGCTACCACGTAAAGGGCGTTGGCCCGGTGCCGTTGAACGGGTCAACAACGACGGGACCAAGCGTATCATCAAAATATTTTATTTCATCAAGCCGAACGCGACTGGTCGATGCACTCGACAATGACGTTAATCCGTTTCTTGTAAGGGCGATGACAGCCCCATTGGGTGTGAGTGCGGTTACTTTGAACATGATTTCTCGCCCCGCCGCCACCTGAGCGTCTATCAGCGCCTGGGTTGTAAATCCGTGGATAGCAACGCCCGACACAGAGCTTACCGCTCTCGCAAACCCATTAGCGGAGGAAGGCCCCCAAGATGTGCCTGTGAGCGAGGTGAACGTCGGGTTTGTGTTCTTGGCTGTTGATCTATACGTTCCGTCGCCCACAGGGAATGCGTCATACCAGTCTAACACGCCCCCGCCCGCCTGAGCGTCGATATAGGCTTGGAACTCGGCGTAGGTCTTTGTAGTTCCCCCGCCCCTTGGCCCCGCGATCACCCCCCTGCGATGAACCCGGCTCATGCTGCGGTGTCCCCGCTAATCACAACCTCGGTCGTGGTGCGGTAGGAAATGGACGCCTCGGCCCATTGGCCCGCAAGCTTGGTGTGGGACTGGCGATTGCGCAGAGTCGTGCCTGATGCGGTCCAAGACGGAACGCCAGCCGCAACCTGACGAATCAGACAGTTAAAGCCAACCGTCAGAACGGGAATGGTCAGCGTAATCGCCGCAGCGTTGCTAAGCTCCACGACCTTGCCGTTGTCGCTGGCTTGCAGGGTGTAGGTTGTGCCGGTCTGCGTGTTTATGACATCGGCAATGTCGGCCTTGAGCGCGTTCGCTGCCGCAACGAAAGCCGTAGTCGCAAGCTGAGTGGTATTGGTCCCTGCGGTGGCTGTGGGGGCTGTTGGCGTCCCTGTGAATGCAGGAGAGGCAATGTTAGCCTTCAGTGCCGCAGCAGCCGTTACAAAAGCCGTCGTGGCAAGTTGGGCGGTATTAGTGCCTGCCGTTGCCGTGGGCGCGGCGGGAACGCCCGTAAACGTGGGACCAGAGAGCGGGGCAAACGTCGAGACAAGCGCGCCCGTCTTAAGGAGCTTGCCCGTCGTCCCGTTGAAAAGAGCGATCTGATTATCAGTGGACGACGCAGGCCCGACCACATCACCCGATCCACCACCGCCGCCAGTGGCGGACAGCGTGCCTCCCGTGAACGTCAGGTTCGTGCCGATGGTTACGGGCGACCAAACATCAGCCGCCGAAAGATAATACAGGCCAACCGTTGAGAGTCCGGCCAGCGAGGTCAGCCCCGCGTCTATGGCCTGATACCGTGCATCAGCGTCTGCGCGTGTGGGGACGCTTCCTGATGCCCCTACGCCAAGCGAAGGACCGTTAGCGATCAGCTTGCCCGTTGTGCCGCTATAGACCGCCAGAGCGCCGCTTGTAGCCGATGCAGGGCCAACAACATCACCAGAACCGGAAGACGCCCCCGCAGGAATGGAGAAGTTCAAGACCGCGTTCTGAGCCGAACCGACATTAACGACGGACGCAGGCGAACCGGGCGGCAGCGTGGTCGTGGTCCCGACCGCTACGGATGCAGACTGGCCAATGGCGCGCGGGAGAACAATGTCAACCATCAGTGAAACTCTCCGCAGTAGGAATCAGCCCTGCCGAACCCGACCGCCAGCGCCTTTTGATAAGTGTTAGCCGAGCGAACCGTGAGCGCGCTTAGAAGCGTATCGCCAAACTGATCCGCAATCCTGGTGGCCAGCACAGAAGCCAGCCCGTCCGGGTTCCTCTGGCTTAGCGGCGACTCTCGGTTCAGAACGGCGCTGTCGTCTTGCGTGGAAAGGTCGTCTATACGCATCCAGCGCTGTGCAGGGCCGTCATAAAGGTACGTGGCGCGGCTAGGGCCGAACTGATCCGTCACGCGCACAACAGACAGGTCTTGCGGAACGTTAGCGCCGCTGTCGGGGTATGGGATATTCAGGCCCCACCCATAGTCCCTGCACGGACGCCACGAACCGCACCAATCCATCGGCATGGTCGCAGGAAGCTCAATCGTAACCGCCTCTTCCGTGAGGACGTTGATTTGCTGATTGTGGCCAGCCGTTCCGTTAAACGCCTGATCCAGCGGAACGGATAGAACCCGTCCGCACGTTCCGTTCTCAATAAGCTCGTTGTAGAACGACGCCAGAGACGCCAACGCGTCTGCCGCTTGAGAAGCCGTGGGCTGACCGTCACCACGGATAACAGACAGCTTCTTGAGGGCAAGCGTGATAGTGTCCCTGAGCGTCGCGGTAGCCATTAGTCTTCTTGCGCCTCATCAAGACGCTTTTCATAGTCAGCGCGAGCCTCACGCAGCGACTTCAGCGAGGCGTTAGCGCGATACGGAACGCTCTTGTCGTCCAGCCATGCACGCAGAGTTTCGGCCTCGGCTTCCTCTGCCTCTTCCTGACCCGCCTTCACGTCGTTCTTGTCGGACTCGCCAGACACCTCAAAGAACCGATTGCCAGCCAGCTTCCCCAGCACAGCCTTGTCGGTGATGTTGACGGCCTTACCGCCCGCGAACTCATACCCGTACTGGCTGATGGAATCAGCGCCCTCGGGATATTCGCCGTGATATTTAACCTGAGCCATGTTCGCTTTCCTTTAAGTTAGGGTCGCCGCCATTATAGCAGCGACCCCGGCTTAACGCATCAGTTAGGCTTGCGGCTCTTCAACCACGTACTGCATTGCGACTTCCAGGTTGCCAGCCGTGGCGACAGTGCCAGCGGCGAAAGCAGCCGTCACACGCAGCTTGCGCGGGCCGGTCTGGAAGAAGACGCCGGTAGCGGCCATAGCAGTAACGACACCGCCAGCCGTGGTGACGGTGCCAGCCGCCAGATAGCGGTCAGGATCGGCAACAACAGTGCCATAACCGCCATCACCAATGTTAAGCGTGGTTGCGCCGCCCAGAGCGGGCGACTTGACGACGTGACCGATAACGCGAGCGTTGGGCGGCAGGTCGAACAGTTGGATGGTGTCGGTCGTGGTCGCACCGGCAGCGATAGCAACCGAGGTGTATTGAGTGCGAACCTGACCACCGCCAGCGCCAAAGCCCGGAACCGGGAGGCGGCGAGTGACGGCGTTGGATTTGAAATCAGCCATTAGTCTTGTTCCTTAGCATGGGTGTAAGCGGGGTTTCCGCCCATTGCCCCGTTGGAAATACCGTTGACTCGGAATGAGCAAACGGGCAATCTTTCAGTATGGAAAACGAAAACACTGAAGAGATTTGGTCTGATATTCCCGGATGGCCGGGGTATCAGGTTTCTAGCCTTGGCCGCCTTACGGGCCGCCGAGGCAAACTTATTAGCGGGAGTCGGGACAAGGACGGATACGCCATCCTTACCCTTGGTACGCGAACTCCAGAAGTTCGGACCTTGAAGGTCCATCGACTGGTCTACGAAGCCTTCGTTGGCCCGATTGAGCGTGGCCTCATGATTAACCACTTGAATGGCATCAAAGATGATAACCGGGTGGAAAATCTTGAGACCACGGACAATCGAGGTAATCAGCTTCATTCTTTCCGCACTCTTGGTCGAAAGGGCGCGAACACCCGACCAGCCAGAGGAGAAAAACAGGGCTCGGCAAAGCTTACCGAAAACCAAGTTCGTGAAATCCGCGCCCGCAACAAAGCGGGAGAGTCCTGCTACAAGATGGCCAAAGACTATCCTGTAGACAAGCAGACCCTTCAGCGCATTTGCTACGGACGCGGATGGCTTCACGTTACTTGACCTACGCGTCTGCCGCAGCGGCGGTCATAACCGATACGCCGCCGTACTGACGACCGGCATACGAGGTCTTCTTGATGCCGATCAGCTCCTGCACGGCCACCGCAGGACGGAACTGATAGTCTTGGTCCCGATCCACGATGATGCGAGGCTCTTCGCCGTAGGCAACTGCCAGAGCCGATTGACCGGCAAGGAAGTTGTGAGCCACGTCGATACCGGAAGCGCCAGCACCAGCGATCAACTCCAGGTCGAAGATTTCCCGGATGATGACGCCATCCCACAGCAGGTCGCCGCCACGGAACAGCGGGTTGTCCTTGCCACGCTCCATGGCCTCACGATTGGCCTGCGTCATGGTCGGATCGTTACGCAGGTCGCGCATGGCGCGCGGATGCACGAACATGACGAACCACTCTTCACCGTCCTTGGTGATGTAGGGAGTGATCGGCGCAATGTTGTTAGCCACGGTGGCGTCGATGGTCGCCGTAGCCTGAGCGATCCGCTTGGCCTTGGAGATCAAGGCCGGGGTCAGCTTGTCGTTGGTGTTGTCGATGGTCGCCAGGGCCGTAGCCATGATGCCCGACGACGCATTGGCGATGTCCGCACCGAACAGGATGCGGTCGCTGTTGTTGGTGACGAAGGTGTTGCGCTGACCAGCGGTGGCTTGCGAGTAGGGGATGACCGAGTCGGGGCCCTGATAGGTCGAGCCGTCGCCCTCAGTCACAGCAACGCCAGGAACGACGATGCCTTGCATTTGCTGGATCAGGCCGCGCTTGAGAACGACCTCAGAAGCCCAATTCCGCAGACGCGGACGAGCAACACGCAGGAGGTCCAGCGTGGTCTTGTAGGATTCGGACTTGGGAACCTTCACGCCGTTACGGCGATAGTTGACACGGATTTCGTCCGCGTAGGTGTCCATATCCTCTTCGTTGCCCTCAAGCACCTGAGAGCCCGAAACACCATCACCACGCAGCAGGCCGACCAGCGGCATAACCACGGACTTAGCGCCGTTGCCGATGTCAGTGCCACGCAGCAGGCGGATGATCGCATCGGTGCCGGAGCCCATGTAGCGATCAAAGCCAGACTGGCGCAGATAGGGGGTGACGTATTCGTCCGAGAGCCAGCGGCGCTCAGCGAGGTTGCCGTTCAGAATAGTCTCAGCCATTTCGGCCCATCCTTCAGGATAGGCTCACCGGGCCAAGGTCAATCCAGATTCAGCTTGATGCCTTCAAAGATTGAGCCGTTAGCCGCCTGATGTCCGCCACCCGCATTAGGTGCCGCCGCCAAGCTTCTCGGGGGAGCCTGTGGTTTTTGTAGCGGCTGAGCCGCCATCGGTTGCGGGGCGGCAGTCCCCGGAGTAGCCACAAGCTGCTGATTAGCGCTCGGATCAGACCCGCGATTCTGGAAGAACTGCTCGCGTTGATACTGTTCTACGACAAACTCAACAGGGCTGCGGGATTGCTGGACGCGTTGTCCCAAGAACGGATCAGCCGTCTGGGACGTGGCCCACGCAATAGCCGCCTCAACCGTTTCTTTGCCAAACTTCTGCTCGGCAAACTGTCCGCTCATTTCGGCCCGCAGGTTGAACGCCTGCTGATCGACCTGATTCTGGACATACGACTGATAACCTTGAGGGTCTTCGTAAGGATCAGGAATGGCTTGCGGAGTCGCTGCGGCCTTGGCTCTAGCGTCGCGCTCTTCAAACTCACGCAGCTTGCGCTCGTAATCCTTGCGCTTCTCCCTCTCGTCCAAAAGAACCGCCAGAGGCACAAGATGCGCGCCCTTTGGCTCCTCGGGTTGCTGTTCGATAACCGGTTCCGGCTCTAGGGCAGGTTCCAGTGCGGGCGACGGATCAGGCTGAGCCTGGGGTTGTTCCGGTGCCTGCTCAACGGCCTCTGGCTCCCCTTGCAGGTCACCGAAAAGCATATTGCCAACGTCAGCGTCGAGAGTGTCAGTCATTCAGTCCCTTTTGCTCCTATCGCGAGCGGCTCGAAAAACCGTTTAACGTCCGGTCAGACGATGGATGGTAGTATAAGCAGAAGTTATGCTGATGGCAATCATCCAAAACAAAACCCCGACAGCCTGAGCCATCGGGGTCTGAAACCGGTGTGGTCGGACTTTAACCGACGACCTTCACTAGGAGAGTGCGCTCTATCGCAATGCTGAGCTACACACCGTAACTCACCTTAGCCCATCACTGTAGGCGCGCCAAGACCCGCCGCATTAAGCCCCATCTGCGTCACCTCGGCGGCATCCTTCAGAATGCCCGCCTCAGCCTGCTTGGCCTTGGCCTGGTTCAGGATAGCCGACGACTCGTCCTTGGCGATGGTCGCCTCTTCCTTGCGTGCGGCCAGTTGTAGGGCTTGCTGCTGCATGGCTTGGGCTTGCGGGTTGGTTTGCTCAGCCTGACGCGCCTCGCGCTTCTCACGCCACTTGCGCTTGTCTGGCATGGCGGACAGCTCAACCAAGTCCTCAAACGGCACAGCCTCGGGACCATACTGACCGGCGAGTTGCGCAAGC